CAAACTGTGACTGATTTACTTCTCTCATTTTTTTCTTTTTATTAATTATACTCTTTTTTACTGGGTTTTTAAAATGGAAGGGGAAGATTATTCTTCTCCCTCTTCCCAATTAGTTATTTCAAATGGTACCTCTTCTACGGAGTCCTCTGTCTCTTCGCCTGAATTCTTGGTGCCGATAAAGATCTCTTCAAACTTGCGGCTCAGGTCCACCTGACGAATTGACTCTTTAGTCTCAATATCTCTTAAGACCTCAGTCTCTTCGAATCGGTCTTGGTCGTATACCACTTCACCGTCTTTCAGGGAGAAATAGAGTCTCTTGCCGACAGCGCTGCCTCCACGACGGTTCTTAGAGAACTCTACATATCTCAGGCCAGCATCATCGAACATGATCTCCATCATCGAGGTGGTAGCATGTTTCAAGTAGGTAGACCCGACATATTGGCCGCCTTTGGTCATGTGCTGGATCGCCAAGATCGCCGACCCGTGCTTCTCTGCTGCATCGATCATGGTGTTGGTTAACCAGGACTCAGCATAGGTAGTCTTCCAACCCTGTACCTCTTTCAGTTTCACCAGGACATCTTGATAGGAATCGAGGAGAATAATATCATACTCACCAGCAAAGGTGCCCTTCAGGACCTGATCCAACTGGCCAGACTTCACATAGTCCATTAAGAGCAGGGTTGGCACCTGGGCAATGGAAGGGGTCTTACGATAATAGAACATGATATCATTACGGGTCATCTCACTGGAGATATAGAGTAGTCGTGCCTCAGGGTTCTCCTTTTGAATTGAAGCCAAGAGGTCTAATAGTAAGGTAGACTTACCGACACCGGATTCACCGATCACAATGTTTACCGTGCCGCCATAGAGGCCACCACCGTCTTCGTGATCCGAGAAGAGGTCATCCACCTTCTTACCAGTCTTGAATAGTTTAAAGTCAGGAAACTCCATGTCCTGTATCGCAATGATCTGTGGCACCACCGCTTCACGTTCAATTGACTGCACACCGGCTCCTACTGTACGGTCGGTATGGCCCTCCTCTACGATCTTCTTCATCGTACCATTGAGACAACCATAGCTGATCTCAGGATGGTCCAGCTGAAACTCCTTGAAGATCTCAATCACTTTGGCTGCGATGGGAACCTTGCCTCCCATCTTGTTGTTAAACCACTGGCGTACAGCCTGTTCTTTTTTTGTTCCTTTTAGTTCAATCATTTTTAGAGGTTTTAAAAATTTATAAGTAATTATACTCTTTATGTTGGGATGTTGAAAATGTCGGGTGAAAAAATTTGATAAAAATTCCGGAGCCAACATCTCGTCGCCAGAGCAGAAGGGCCCGCTCTAGGCGGAGCGAGCTGGGACTTGACATAATGCTATTCAGTGAATAACACTCGCTCGAGGCGGAGCGAGCCGAAATGAAAAGATAAGCCGGGGCCCGCTCCAGGCGGAGGCCATAAAAAAAGGCCAGTTTCCTGGCCTCTCTCTTTTACCTCTAAAAATATGGATAATCTTTTAGATACCCATAATATCCTGACATGAATTCTTCTTCCTCCTTTTTCTTGGCCAACCATTCCAATCTGCGATCAAGCCGGGCCCTTTGATCCCGGGTCTTCTTAGCCCCTATTGGACTATTGATCTGAGACTGTAGGGTTCTGATCTGAGACTCCAGTTGTCTTACGTTTAAGACGCACTGCTGATGTAATTCAGCATACAGATCAGTCTCACTTCGGATTCGATCCAACTTCTGTATGGCCGCCCTTCTTTGAGCTAGGATCCTGACTCGATCGAAATCTGGTTCCTTTGATCTGAATATTTTAAATAGGTTAATCATTCTAGGGGTTCTATATGTTCTTCAATTTCTCGATACAATTCGTCTAATAAGGAGATCTGTGCGGTTAACAATTCAATGGTCTCACTGGAGGAGAGGACTCCGATTGCTGCCGTTAGTTCCTGACTCAAGAGCTCGCTCTTTTCTGAAATCAGATCCTTGATCATCTTTACTTTTTCCTGCTCTTTCATTTTAAGATTCTCTTTACTGCTATAATTCTACTTAAGCTGTCCCGTTCCAGAGAAACTCTGCCATTGACGTAGGAAGCATGCCAGTCACAATCCCAATAGACCGGGTAGCCTCCAACCAGGGTATCTGGTATTTCAGCTGGTCGATCGCATCGATAATTGAAAGCGACCCGCTGGTCTGATTCAGATTTATTACAACTGACTAGGGCTAATAAGAGGATTAATTTTTTCATAAGTAATTATACTAATTCTAGATTTAACCTTAAAATCCTCTTGATCTTGTTGCCATTTTTATTTGTTTAATTGGTTATAGTATTCTTTAAGAGTTTCCCATGCCTCCATGTATGATGCAGGTATAGAGTCTGAATCGTAACGCCTGCTATGAGAACGCTTCTTAGATGAAGGTACATAGTTCTCTCCTGTATAGACCTCCATAAACTCTTGACCGACTTCAATCAATCTACCAGTGTGTTCCATTCTACTTCCAATACGCTCAAAATGCTTAGTGGGCTTAACGTATATACCATAAGTAATGAACGTGTCTTGGTCAATATAACCAGTAACGATATCACAGTCAGGGTTATAGACGTGATGCTTAATTGTACTCTGTTGAATCTTCTTCATTGTTTTAATTGGTTTATAAGTAAATATACTGATTTAATTCTACACCTGAAAATCCTCTTAAAAGTTTTATTGTTCCTGATACTAAAAAAATTTTAATAACAAGTATGCTAGGGGAGATGGATCCTCTCGGCCGTCAGCCCTCTTCACCAACCACTCTCCCTCTGCCGTGTACAGGTATCCATACTCTTCAATGTCTCCGCCAAAGAATTTAGGAACTGACTCGTGTCGTTTAGGCGGGCACTTCTCGTTTCTCCATTCTTTATATGAAAGGTCGATCGTGCTGCGGTCTCCTTCTTTAATGAATCCAGCGATCACGGATGAGTCTGTTCCATTTGGGAACTTCTCCATAAGGTCTGCACCCACTCCGCCAATGTAACCGTCATTGTGACAGTAAACTGAAATTACTTTTCCTTTTTCTAATTCTACTGCAATTCTGCTTCTTGTTGCCATGTTTTTAGTTTTTAATTATAAGTAAATATACTAATTTAATTTGAAACCTGAAACTGATTTAATAATTTTTTATCTTTGCGATGATAACTCGATTAGGGCTGATCTCGTCCTCCATTTGGATCGCCAGCTCGCTCTGTATTCGGGCTAGGGCTTGACGATATCCAGTCTTGGGTCGGGCAATCTCTCCCATGCTTAAGGCCAAGTCATATGCCCGTTTAAAATTAAGGGTTGATATCATGGAGGATCGGATGGCAGGTCCCAGATCATCGGGCTCCGTAGTCACTCCCTCCAGGATTATTAAATAGATCTCTCTACTTTCCATTGGCCTCCAGTATCGTCTTTAGGGTCTGCTGAATGATGAGCCCTCCGATACGTTCGCCATTGAGATCGATAATAAGATCTTCTAAGACTCCAGCTCCGCGCTTCACCTGATTCAGATACTCGTCAGAGATATGAGAGAGCCCTTCTCTGTTAGACTCGATCAGGCTGGCATATACCTGAGTTGCTTGATACATCTGTGCAATTCCTTTGCCGTCTAGATTCTCGATCGCTGGGTGCATTAGGAAGAGAGGGAGGCCAATGGTTAAGGCCTCTTCCCCTGTGAATACTACTACTTCTTCTACTCTTCTCATGATTTCATCTTGGATTTAGCGGTATTTAAGATCTGACAAACTCGGATGTGGGTTAGTCCTACTTCACCTGCAATCTCTTTAGCAGGCACTGCCTCTTCACGACCGATACCATAGAACATCTCCACGATCATGCGCTCACGAGGATCCAGCTTGGAGAGGGCTGACGCCACCGTTACATTTAAGAACTCGAACTCGATTTGCTCCTCCACTTCAGGGACTACGGAGATGAATCGGTCGCTCTTACGATCTTTGGAATCTTCAAAGGCCAGATTATCCAACTTAACACTTGAGATGTCCTCCACCTCTTCACCTTTCTTCAAGGCCAAGTATCTTTTATACTCTTGATTCACCGGGATGCGGACTGGTCGGCCACACTGATCGATCAGGGCATTCATGTACTTAAGCACACGAGTGGCGGCAAAGGAGGCGAATCTGACTTTAGACTCTGGTAGGAATCGACGGGCTGCATCCATCAGACCCATGTTACCCTCCTGTATGAGGTCGTCTACACCGATGCCACGGTTAGCATTCTTGTTGGCAATTGTAACTACAATCTTTAGATTGTGATTGATCAGCTTTTCAAAGGCTCGACGGCTGCCGGCCTGGATCTGGGCTGCCAATTCCAATTCTTCTTCCTTGCTCAAGGGATTGAAGTCTTTTACTGATTTAAAATAGAGCACTAGGCTTTCTGACTTTTCGAAATTCATACGGGTTATTTTTAGAGGTTAAAATTTACTTACTGATCTTTTAAGGGTTCTTCATCGCACTTGTTGATGATTCCCTGTAGGGCCTTACTAACACAACGTGAACAGGTAACCTTGTCAGCGTTGATGTCTACTTTCTCAACTATCTCTCCGCAAATCTTGCAGGCTAGTTGTTTAAAGGTCTTGGATTTAGGTGTCGCCATATCTTTAATATTATATAGTAAATATAGCAAATAGTTTCAACCCGGTAAAATCTTTTGTAAACTTTTTTCTACTTCTTTTGGAGCGAGCCTCCTAGTCAAATTTAATTACTCGACTCTTCGAAGCTTCTGATACTTTTCCCGTATACCTTGGGCCTTCGCATTTAAGATATAGATCCGGTCTCTCGTCTGGAGAGGGCATGCCTGCTGAATAGGTAGGATGATCGGGTATTTTTAATTGCTCAGCGGTCGGAGCGAGAGGTTCAGACCTTTTTCGATATTGGACCATCGTATTGTGTTTAGACTGGTCAATTGATTGCAAAACTAAAAATAGGCAAGTTGCTGAAACTGATAATCCGATCCCGATTAAGAATCCGATCATATACTTCTTATTAAAATAAATCATGGTTTAGATTTTAGGTATTCTAATAATACCACAATCTTGGAACAGGTTTCAAATTCTTCTAGGTTCTCAAAATACCGGAGGCACTGGTCTCCATTCTCAAGTAGGGAATCCCGGTCCATGCTGAATACCAGATCTACCAGGATAAAACAAGGAACTGAGTCCACCCCTTTCTCTTTCATCTGGACCATCGCATTAAGGATGGCATCGAACACCTTTCGCTCTGACTTTTTACGCAGGGAATCAGGATCCATGGTATCGAACCTGGGAATTCTGAATTCCAAGCCGGTGTCCTCATCCTTGTAGTCTATCCATTCCATTAGTCGAATAGTATTTCTGCCCTTTGGGTTTTAAAATCCAGGCTCACCGACGATGGCTTAAACTTTAGATCTCCAAAATGAAGTTTAACATCCAACTCCCACTTTGAATTAGGTCGAATCAGGATCGGGTAGTCTACGGAGTCACTCGACGACCAGTCATTGGTATCGTATATGTCGAATTGAAGGATCCCCTCAATCCTTTGAATCGTAGGTTCAATTCTATCCACTCCGCTTGGTCCCTGCGTCAGGGTCGCTCTCCAATGAATCTGAATGTCGGCCTCATGATAGCTGATCTCCTGGTCGATAATCCCAATCTCCTGTAAGATTGCAAGTTCTGACCCTTTGATATTGGTAAGATCGATCGAATCTTCCCCTTTGACATCGACATCAATGTAGGCAAGTTTAGTGATATACGGTCCAAGTTCTATGTTGTGATCCATGTTGGTTGTTTCTTTTATTTATCACTTGGTTGAATGATAGAGACGTGCTGCCTTCTCCAGGTCTCCACCCGAAACCAGGATCGCTCCCAGCTCGATATCAAAGTTCTCCTTAAAGAATTTAAGATTACCGGGAGACTCTTTTACCAAGGGAATACAGCCTTCTAAGGACTTCATTCGCTCGGGAATGGCCAGACGTTTCAATTGTTTTCTTACTCGATCGTAGGCCCCCATCCTGAGAAGCCCTTGGATTTCACGTGTGCTCATTAGTTCCTAGAGATTAGTTCGTTATCAATGTCTCGCATATAGTCCCATGCCCAAGCCCGAGTGACTACGTCGATCGATCTGGACCGGGTCATCTTCTTAAATGCCCGCTTCTGTAATTGCAGGTATTCGTTGCTCCAATCCATCAAGGGACTGAGGTCCCTGGCTACCTGTGCCAGTCCTTCTACTTTTTCTCTATCCATTTTTTCTTGTTTTTAATTATAGGTAAATATACCGAAAAAATCTGATACTTGAAAATCCAGGATCATAAAAATCCCAGATCTGAAAAGCTGCTGTACCCATCTTCAGTCAATATGATGTGATCGAACATCTGAATATCAAACAGGGCAAGTCCTTTCTTGATTCGCTCGGTTATTGCATGGTCCTGAGTAGAAGGAGTTGTGTTTCCTGAGGGATGATTATGGGCCATGATCACCGCCTTTGCCAGGGAATCAATCGCGTACTTGGCCACCAGTATTGGATCAACCACTGTGCCTGTGATTCCACCCTGTGAGATCTTCACGTATCCAATTGTGGAATTGCTCTGATCCATCAGCAAGAGAAAGAAGGACTCAAAGATTCCAATATCATCAGAATAGAACTGACGTATGAAGGTCTGTGCCTCGTCTGAACTGTGGATCTTTACCCGTTTAAAATCGGTGTCCAACTTTTTTAGCTCGTATTTTTTAATTGTATCTGTCATAGGTAATTATACAAATAGGATTTGACATAGGAAAATCCGGGCTACTGCCCGGATAAAGATTTTAAAAGACTCATCTCAGCCTGGCTCAGACTCTCGATGCCGGAATCCTTGATCTTGTCCAGCAATTCGTCTAGGGACCAGCTCACTTCCTCCTTCTGATCCTCCACGAATTGGTCGATGCACTGCAACATGTTACCTAAGCCTGGGATCGAATTGAGAGATGCAGCAACACCTGCGTCTTCCCAATTGAATACCACTACTGGCATCAGATCATCATTAGCATCTGCTACTCGATCAAATAGATTCTTGATCTCAATGGGTGTAAGTGAAGTATAGACCACGGATGCTACTCCAAATCCAAACCCACAACCCATTGCCAGCATTGATCCACCAGTGATCTCTTGCATCACGTCAATATCAGACTTAACAGGTTCGTCTTTTCCAAATCTTAAAATTACAACTGCTTTTTTCATGTTCTTGTTTTTTAAAGGTTATAGAGTAAATATAGGCATTTATCCCCATCCGGTAAAATTTTAGAGAAAATATTTTAAACCTTAGCAAGAGCGAGACCGGATCTTCTGAATTCCAAGAGACTAAAAAAGCCCGCTCTGAGGCGGGCCTTCTTATAACTTAAAACAAGAAATGAATCTCGTGATTCTGTCAGGATTCGAACCTGAGGCCTACTGCTTAGAAGGCAGTTGCTCTATCCAGCTGAGCTACAGAACCTCTCTCTATTATACTCAATTCTCCGATTGGGTTCTTCCCGGTGCCCGCTGAAATAGCTTCCTGGTCCAACGGGCACGGTGGCACTACGGAGTCATTCAGGCAAGCAGGACTCGGCTAAGGATTCAATGTCATCTAATGCACAAGACACGCCGTACTCAATCGCCTTCATGAAGACAGTTCGGGTCTCTTCATCCGTTAAACCGTATTCTCTACACTCTTCAACAAATTCTTGAGGAATCGTAACCTCCATTTTCAATTCTGTTAGTTTCATTTTTTTAGTTTTTAATTATAAGTAAATATACTGATTCTGCTTGATACCTGAAAATCAAATGACTCCTATTTCCGCTAAGGTTTCCCAAGCCCTGATGAGTTCCTTCTCTTCTGGACTGGCGGTCTCCTTACGACTACGGAGTGATTCAGTTGCTTCCTCTTCTATATACTCGTCCCTCATCAATAGAACTAGCAAATCAATCGGGCAATTAGGGTTCTCGGCGACCGCTATGCGTATCCCCCAGTACTCGTCCTTCGAGAGTCGATCTAACAGGTCAGCTGGGCAGTTAGGATTCCAAGCGACCTCTCGGCGTACCTTCGAGTCCGGGTCCTTGGAGAGTCGATCTAAAAGGTCAGCCGGGGAGTTAGGATTCCTGGCGACCGCTAGGCGTACCGCAGTAGACCTGCTATTCGATTGTCTAACTAATTGATCTAATTCTTCTTTAGTCATCTGTTCTAGTTTTTAATTATAAGTAAATATACTGATTCTATTTGATGCCTGAAAATTCAG